CAGACGGTGCACCAGGGTCACATCGGCCCGACCTGCCGGGAAAAACGCTGAGAAGGGCACCACGACCCAACGGCTGAAAAACCCTTCGGTGGTATCTGCGGTCCGAGGCAGTGCATTGAACGCTGCCACCATGAGCGCACGGCACCTAAACGTGAACGGGTCCTTGTGCTTGTGTTGGGCCATCATGTAATCACCTCCCGTTAGCTGCTTGAATTGCTCAGTACTTTTGAATATGCGTGGATCAACGTCACCAACCAGGTTAGCAAGCTTTCCATATAGCTGAGCGCTTGAGAACTGGGAAGAGTCAAGAGCTTGTGGCGTAACTGCTGATATGTTGGCATGACCCACCAGCATTCGAGCCAAACGAATAAACGTACCTTTACCGTTACGTCCAGAACCATATAACAGTATTGCCTTATGCAACGGATTATCATTGAACAGCATGTACCCCAAAATCTCATAAGCAAGCTCGATAGCATCGGAGGGAAAGACTTCTGAGAAGAACTGATCGATATCAGGACATTCTGCATCTTCATTCCATTCGATAGGAATGCGAGTAGTACTCACTACCAAGGGATTGTGCGGTATCAGCTCTCCTGTTTGCCAGTCGAGGAGTCCATTAGGGAGATTAAGGAACTGAGTATCTTGTCGATCATCGATAATGAAAGGTTCTCTGTGCTCCACAACTTTCCGAACATTTTCAGCGTGGCTCGGCCGCCACCGTTGGCGTAAAAGAGATTCAGTTCGACGGTAGATCTCGGATTCTCCGTCTGGAACCCAGAGCCCATCGGTGTGACGGTAGATTTGCTTCCCGGGGCCGACTGCAAGCTTTCCAGTAAGTTCGACAGCTCCGCGTAATGATCTAGATTTAAGACCATGAGTAGGGTCAAAGAATCGTTGTGGGTCTTTCCCACGTTCTGCCTCCTCAACAATGCACGGGTCACCTTGCCGCACTCGTTCTACCGCAGTTTTCTCAATAGCCCCAACACACGCGCGAGACCATTCTTGCTCAGCAGCTCCGACGTCACGTCTGCCGGTTTCTTCTGCCTGCAAGAGAAATGTACGCTTGAGACGTCGGAGAGCAACATAACCTCCTGAATGACCAACACTGATCTCTGCGAGAATGGCCCACACTCCATTGACCATTGCGTCATGCATACCCCCTGCCTCAGCATGTCGTCGGATATCTTTCGTATGTCTGATAAGGACTCTACGTATTTCCGGACAGGCTTCACCTTTACCATGCTCCTCTATCCACAGTCGAGTGTCCACTTTGGCCCGGTCGCGACGCTCGAAACCGTTGCCATTGGCCAGAGTCAGCCAACGATCAGCCAGATCACCAAACTCATCAGGGCTAGGGAAGTAGCCAGTACTAGCCCGCAAAGTATTATCCCGCAAATTCGCCCAACGATACTGACCGCCATCCGGGTGGATTGATGGGGGTAATACCATATACCGATAATGTCGGTGGATAAGGTCAATTCCAGCTCCTAACTTTCCAGGCCACGACATACCGGCAGGAGTCATGTACCAAAGGTGGTAGCGATCGGGATCTCCACGGAAGCTCATCCAGGTTGGCGGCAATGGGCCTAGCTGTTCCTCCATTTCTAGTAGCGTTTCCCGCGCCGCTGCGCCATCCACGTCAATGACCACAACGCCATCGGGCACAATGCACCCAATGTTCTTATGTCGGGTATCTAGCCTATCTCGACCTTCATACTCCCCTCGTAGCCAAGCTTCTAATCTGTCCTCTGTGTACTCAACGTCGTTAGGCACACCCTTGGGTGGCGGGTACTTCTTACCCTCGGGTAGCGGTATTGGTAGATAGCCAGCCTCGTAATAGTCCTTGGCTGCCGTGTGGAAAGGGGACCACCCCAACGAAAGTCGGTTTGGCCCAGCGGCAACGGACGTGCTACGGTTGGCAGTGCGGACGACTTCGGTCGGACGTGAGGTCACCATTTCCTCTCCTCTCTGCAAAACGAGAATGCCTCGGAATAGCGCGCGACACCGCCCGTAGGACGCGTAGCTCCGAGGCATTCTCCATTATGGACTGTCCACATTAGAGCACATAGAACTTCCGCAATACTTCTGAGACCTTTGACGGGAATTCACACAGGGCTGTTAGGGCATATAACGTTTCTAATTTGATGCTACCCATTTGTACATCCCAACGTGCAGCGAATACCTTCTGGCGTGCATCCTCGGGTAATGCTTCTATTGCTGCCCCACCTAATTCGCCGTGGCAATTGGCACATCGCACAGTGACGGTATCCGTCATGTATGCATAAGCGGCATAGTCCAGCGTGACAGGAGCCTGGCAGCAGCCGGACACGATGAATTGACTAGTACTCACGATCGCTCATCATGCCACCACATTTCTTGCGCGGTTAAATTGATGTCGTCATCCTCAAATGGAATTGGCCAGCGGGCCGCCATACTGCTGACATCTGGTAGGTCCTCTTGCTCGCGTATTTCAAACATTGGTCCACGAAAAATTCTGGCATCGGACTGATCACCCATCAAATCTCCTAGGAAAGAGGAAAGCCCCGGTCCGAGGGACACAGACCGGGACTCTCCATATGTAATGTGCTCTTGCGGTTACTCAGCCGCCACAACTTCCGCCGGGCCGGTGAGTCGAACGGCAACCTCAGTAGTGCCGAGAGGCGCGTACACCGTGCCGACACACCCGGTTTCGTTGCCGTCTGTGTCGTACTTGAGATCGAATTTCGCGAACCTCTTGGTTTCCTCGGCGTGGGGCACAGTAAAGCTCACTCGTACCTGCTTGTCTTCTGCCGGAGCTGCTGCCTTGGGGGCTGTAGTCTTCGGTGCCGCCGTAGCGGCTGGCTTCGCAGTTCGTGCCCGGGGGCGGGTAGTGGTCGCCTTAGCCGCAGTCTCAGCCATTGTTCTCTCCTCCTAGGTGGGGCTCACAGTGAGCCGCTCAGTGCCACAGTCACCAGAAGCTAATTTGCTGTCAAGTCACGATTTGGTAACGTTGTGTTTGCCCTGGTCAGACGGCCCTGACTCGATTAAATCAATTTCCGCATTGATCGCGTCCATAGCTGCACGGAGTAATCGATTAGCTCTTTCGCAGTCAGTAGGACCGCCACGCAGGTAGCCATTTACTTGAACCTTAATGACACCGTTGTAATCCCAATCTAATTCATAACCAACAATATGCGGGTGATTCATTAAACTGGATGCAGCAAATCGCATGGCTTCCTTTCATAACACGCGCAGTCCCAATGATCGTTTAGTGCGTCACGACGGCTGAGCTTCCATGGGTGTTTAGCTGATTCTTGTTTAAGCCGTCGCAAATACACGATGGCATGCTGCATAGCTGCGAATGCGTCCTTGCCTTTACCCGATGTGGACCAACTACCTTCAAACCCAAATTTCCTCAGACGAACAGGCGTGACGCTTGTGCGCATTTGCCGGGCTTGTAATTGGAACTTGATACCACGCCGCCAGCACTCCCACTCAGCTACTGCATTGATGCGCACTGGACTCAATAGGTTCTTACCTCCAATCAACTGTGTTAGTTCGAAATCTTCAGCTAACATTGTCGCTCGACTGAATGGGGCTGCCGATTGCATTCTGTAGATGAGAGCGGCGGTGCTTTCCAGTTGCTTCCGCTCATCGCCTGAGAATTCACCACACTCCCACGACTTGATATACCGTAAGACTTTGTTTTCAGGCCGAGTGAAAGCGTGAATGTCCACAATGAAGTAGGTCCAGCCGATGGTGCCGCCGGGGTCCAATGTGGACAAATGAAACTCGTTTGAGTTGGGTAGATCCGAGAATGCGGGTTTCATCGGAGCTGACTGTCTATATCGGACAGTAGGTCTTGCAGCTCAGGCGGTAACCCTGGCATGTATGATGCTATGTACATCCGTAACTTGTCCACTTTGGGTGTGTCCACTCTGACCACTAGTGTCGTTTGTGGAGTGTCACCTTTGAAGCTGTTCGTTCTTGTGAAGGGCATATGTTCTCCTCGCGAATGTGGACTCTCCCATGTGGACAACGATGTAGCGGATTGCAGGGTCTATCAATGGTTCTATGTTGACACGATCCCCGGTCCTAAATGGACGTCCACAACAGACACACGTGGTTTGCCTATCTGCCAGTGACATCACCCTGGTCAGTCGGAGAGGCTTGGTCCTTTCGCTCTTGCAGATCAAAGTCAGGGATGGTGATCGTGTCCTTTAGTTCTTGCACAATAGCTAGAAGGTACTCGGCTCCATCATCGTCCACATAGAACTGGAGAGCACGACCGTATTGATCAACAGCATCGTCGTTTAATTCAATCTTCATTGTCACACCTTAGAAATCGTGAGTACACATAGGACAGATATGGATTCTTGACGCAGGCAAGACCTCATGTAGCCGATTGGGCATTATCCCCTGACGGATGTTGAGGTCAGCTATTTCTAAAGCCTCAGCAGTTACAAAGCAATGCCAACATTCAGTGCAGATCTTGTAATACTTGTCTGGGATGGGTTCCTCACCGTGAATTGCACATTCATCTTTCATATCACATCACACCTTTTGCAAATAACCGTGGCCCCACGACCTACCGTAAACTTTACCGCTTGCTGTGATAGGCACTCCCATAAATTCGGTGGTCATGACCTCCGCATATCGGTCAGCTAGATATTGCGCTTTCTTTTTGGGGCCCTGCCCTAATGCCTCATCGTGAATAACCAACAGGACTGTAGGCCACAACTCCGGGTCTTTCCGAAGATCCAACAAACCGCGTTTCATAATGTCGGCCGCGCTCGATTGCACCTTGTAATTCACCACTGTGTAAGGCTTCTCGGCATCTACGATCAGTCGCCTACCAAATGGTGTGGTGGCATAGCCTATCTTTCTGTAGCACAGTCGTTTGATCTCTAGCTGTACAGCCTTGCGCGCTGCTTTACCCTCCTGCGTGTCGTTTCGGAAAGCGAACATACGTTGCAGGAGAATTTTGTAGATCTTGTATTCTTCTGAGGACAGTGCGCTTCTCAGAATAGCCTCTTGCTCACGTCGGGCGAACGAAGTCAGAGCTGGGAACGACTGCTTGTAATCGGCGACTAGCTTGACCGCTTCCGCATATGGAATGCCGTACCGCTCCGTCATGGTGCCGGCCGACCCGCCAAATGCGAATGTGAAGTTGATATTTTTGGAGCTAGTGTATTGGTCTGGTGAGTAGTCCTCTCCGAACAGTCGAGTAGCTGCGAGCTTGTGTAGGCTCTCCCCCCGCTTGGCTGCGTCGATCATTGATTGCTCGCCGGCCAAACCAGCAATCACCCGTAGCTCAATCTGATCGTAGTCGGCCGTGAAGATCGACATGCCAGGGTCGGCGATAAAGCAACGGCGAACAGTGGCTGGACCTAGGAGCTTCACAGCTTAGTCACCCTTGACCCTAACCCTGCTTTGACCACAAGCAGAACACCCACCGTCCGATTTGGACGTACCATCCTTCGGGACAATGACCTATCGCAGCGGCACCAAAACCTTTCATTGTGCGGTAGCAGTTCATCAGTCGTCTTCCACATAACGGGGGAACCCGAGAAATCCAGCTTCCTTTTTTAACCCTGCCTCGTTCAACATGCGATCTTTAACCGTGTTCAAACGTAGACCGATCACTTGCTGCTTTAGGTGACTAATGTCTTGCTTCATAAGCTCGGCAGTCCAAGATTCATTCATCTCGGCGATTAATTCATCCTTGGTCATCTCACGAATGAGTTTGTATTTCAACAGGTCATCGAAATCGTTACCGCTGTCGGTCATTTGAGGAGCACAACCTTCCCTTACTTCGTGCCGAATACCATAACCTAGTCTGTTAGGGCACCGGTTTTTAGAAGTGCACCAACCACGCCAATTACCGCTGTCAGTCATCAATGTCTCCCTGGTGGTCCTTAGTCGGTAGCTGCTGCAATGCTGGACCCGAGACACTCATCCGAGTTGTTCGAGCCTTGAGCGAATTGATGGAAGGGTGTACGCGGTCGTTCTCGTCTCGTTCCGCCAGGCAGTGCTCTGTGTAGGTCTCTCGCCGCTTTTCAAGCTGCTTGGCACCCAGCACCACTCGAATAAAACTGCGCACGCCCTCGTTCGTCTTGGGGTGCTTAGCCAGTTTGCGCAGTAGCTCAGCATCTGTTTTGTATTTACCATTCTCCGTTTTAATCCGGAGAGTGGCACCTAGCGTTATGAGCGCGGCAGCTATCTGGTCCCCGCTTTGAATATTCTCGCAACCATACTCCAGAGCAACCGCCCGTAGTTCTTTTGCTTTCTTCTCATAGGCATGATCCAATCGTTCGGTATAGTCTACGTCTAGTAGCAATGCACGGCGTTGTAACTCATCACATGCCCGAGCTACTTCCTTGTCGAAATGGTACAGCTCATAGTACTCACGCACGGCCGGTTGCATCTTGCGCCACAGTCGGTAAGTCAGCAATGGGTCGGCCGCCGCGTAGGCCACCATGGCGGGATGGTCCCAACTGATCAGCGCCCATCCTTCCGAGAGCTTGGCCTTTCGTACTTTAGGTAAGCCCTTACGTGGGCCCGATTTAAATACTTCACCCGGTATGGGAATAGTAATCGTCTTAAATGCTTCCTTGCGCGCCGCATCCCACTTACCCGCGTTCCTGTCCACATAGGTCTTAGCCAACTCCTCCAGCTTGTGCCCGGTGCCACCTTCGTCGCGACCACGACTGTCCACATGGTGCGCCGGAATGTAGGTCTCTCCTGCCATCACCACACCCGTGTCGTAGCCTAAATAGCAGTCTATCGACCGTATGTCATGCGATCCATTGTGGCCAATAAGCTTGGTAGGCTGCTTAATAGCCCATGATATGAAAGTGCGCCATCTCGCGGGGACAACGTAACTGTCACAGTCGTTACCCCATTGAACGGTTCGTAGTTTCCACCCGATTCGATAGGAATTAATTCCGGTAGATTCGGTGTCAAGGGCCAGACTTCCACTGTCGCGGATGAAATCTCGTACTTCTCGCAAGTCCTCTTTGGACTGAACCCCATGGAATCTAACCTCCTCACCGCACAGGGTGTCACGAATTCGGATCATGTCTGATCACATCATCTGGAATTATGCCAGGCTCTAGCGATGTACGTTTGAGGCCAAGCCGTTTAGCGGATAGATGTAGCTCATCAATCAGCGCGTGGTATGGGTCCGAAAGCCATTCACCGAATACATCCCACTGTTCTTCAATCTGTGGAATCGCACTTTTATTGCGCAGGCCAAACGACGGATGGATCATGGGCCAGATAGCCAGGCGTCGCCCTTCCTGGCTCGTCTTGAATATCGGAGTGCCAGCCATCTTCAAGATAGACAGCTTTCGCCCCATAATCGCGCCTAACGCCACACCGCCCACGGGCACTATGATACGCGGCCTACCCACCGCCACCCACTCAGCGCGCAAACCAGAGCGTGCCACGGTGATCTCCTGAGGCAGTGGAGTGCGGTTGCGCGGCGGTCTGAAATGCACAACGTTGGTCAGCCAACAATTAGGCTTACCGAAGTGCGGAGTCAACCCAGTGAACAACCCGACTCCTGCCATAAGGTCCCGAAGCACGCGACCAGCCGCGCCTACGAACGGTCGCTTATAGATCTCCTCCTGAGCGCCAGGAGCCTCACCCACAATCATCACCTGTGGGTTGTCGCCCTCTCCTGGCACATAGACCTCAGACAGGTTTGGGAAAATGGCGCGCCATCCATGATTCCAATCGGATAGCTCATCGAGCATTTCATGATCAACTGCCATTTGGGAACACCCATTCAAAGAAACCCAGGATGAACCCTTCCTTTGTGTGCACCGGGCATTGGTCATGTAAAGTGCCTCGCCGCATGCGCCGCTTGGGCGGGTCAACCCACCCGGCACAATCGCACATCTGGTGGTCCTGTTTAGTGCAATAAGGATCAAAACCACTCATATGCACCAGGTTCGGGTGGTGGCATTCTGCACAGTTCTCGGTGTCTAACTCGACATCTTCCGGGTGGATGATCCACTCGCATTTGCACCATTCGTTGGTGCGCTCCGTTTCCATCTTTGCTACATATTCCTCCACTAGCCCTAGCATTTGATCCTTAGCCATATGGAACACGCCATCCACTAAGCCATTCTTGAACAAAGGATTAGCAACCATTTTCCTCGCCTCTCTAGCGATTTAATTTCCGGCAACTATCGCAAGTGCACGCGGTAGTGTCTCCTGTATGGACGTGATGCAGAGTCCATTTACCGCAATGTAGGCAAGCGTGGACCATGATATAGGGCATGTTGGCAAATGCATGGGGTTGCATTTCTCCACATTGCGGACTGCAAAAATCGGACGCTCCGGTTATCCAATTCTCACAACCCTCCCTATAACAATGCTCCGCAATTCCTTGCATGTCTTCAATTGTCATAACACCCTCTTTGCTCCTAGATAGTCACCGCCACCGCCAGCCGGTGCGGCCGCTGCCCGTACCACGTCGCCCGCTTGTGGGGCGTGAATCAATTGACCGCCACCGATGTAGAGAGCCACGTGATGAATCGAACTAGCGCTAGACCCGTAGAAAAGTAAATCACCCGGTGCCCACTGTCCATATGCGACGGAGCTACCCACGGTGTACTGAGCGCGAGAGGTTCGTGGGAGCGTCACACCAGCCTGGCGGAACGCTGCGACCATCAAACCTGAGCAATCCCAACTGTTAGGGCCGTTACCTGCCCACACGTAAGGATCACCTAATTGGGCCTTAGCAAAGCTAATTACGATTCCAGCAGCGCTACTAACTGAATTGATTGGAGCCGCGTTGGCGGTTATTGCTGGCTGAGTTAATGGGGGTGCTATACATGTGCCGGTGCCGGGTTTGTGGATGATTTGACCGATAGAAATTCGATTCGGATTGCTGATACCGCTGCACCGGGCAAGCTCAGAAAAATTTGATTTTAATGCTGGTGCAATTGCTGACAAGGTGTCGCCAGATTTAATTACATATTTATTGACTGTCCACACGGGACCGATAGGCGGAGGAGGCACTGCGGTGAACGTCTGGACGGGTGCCACGGGCTTGATAGGCTTAGGCTGACGGTACAGTCCAAACGGTACCGGCACCGTCTGATTATGTCGAGGTTCATCGGCCGTTTCGGGCCCCGCACTAACCGAATGTGTAGCTTCAACAATAGGCGCTACCGTTAGCATTAATGCAATGACCAGCACGGCAACAATAGAAATGCGACGGGATAGCATGACTACCTTTCTATTTATTTGGTTGTGCGTTTAGCGTATGCGCACCCCACGGGATAGTTAGTAGCTAGTAGCTGCTAATCGTCATCAGCTACTTCCTTACTTGGCACACCCTGAATGTCTAACGCGGGGTTGTCAGCGATTACCGGCACAATACTCAGTAGCCGTTTGTCGCCAACCTTCTGCACAAACACTGTCGGGATTCCGTCTACCGGAATGTCAATTGTCACACGCTGAGTTAGGTCGTCAGCAATGCCCTGTTTGATCAGCTCATCAATGAGCTTCCGCCCGTAGATGGGTGTCATCAGACGCGCTCCGGCCAGTGCCACTCGCCGTTCTCAGTGCCTTGCTCCATACCGGTATCGGACCAAGCGTGAACCATTGGTGGGTGAATCTCTAGAGTCACCGATCCGCCAAAAACTGCGGTAATTATCGCCGCGATGCACCGGTTGCTCTCTTTGTAGTGCACCATGCGGCCAACACTCGGAGTGGGTAACATTTCCTCAGCCATGGTTAATCCTCATCGTAGTAGTCGTCATCATCTACGGTGTCGTCTAACTCGTCTTCCAACAGGGGCCCCATGTAGCCGATTTCCTTACGGCTAGCCCCATTTTGGTCGGCACCATCTTTCAGTTCAGCGGCAATGAATTCCTCACCGGTGTTGCGCCACTTACCGATTTTCTTGATATTGCCTTCCTCATCAGTGATAGTGCGGTCGGTAAACTCCTGACCACTAACACCAATGGCATCCAAGAATGGTACGTACCGGAATGCGGTTTTATCCGAGACCGGCAGGAACACCATAATGAAATAACCATCGTACTGGTCTTCATCGCGCTCCTCACGAGGAGCCAACACAAGCCCAATACGAAGCTGTGGCAGCTTGTCCTTTGTGGCACTAATGAACTTAAGCACCTTGATATTCCACTCGTACACCGCATTCGATGGGATCGGTCCGTCGTACGGCTTGTACTGACTGTCTCTGTCAAACTCGTCTACGTCTGCTGAGCTAACGCCCCAATTGGCCTTAGGCATTTCGTACCATCTCCTCTACGCAATTTTTTCTAAAATCTTCGGGATGGTTGGCGCATTCATATACGGTCCAAGTGCATCAAATTTATCTCCGCAAATGTACCGCACTTCCTCAGCCCGTTTAGATTGACGTTCGGGCTCTGGACTATCGAAATATAAACGGCGAACAGTCTTCCTCTCGCCATCTCGATTAATTTTGCGCCGTTCCATGTAACCGGTTATGTCCATTAACCCGGAGATAGCATTTGCAGTTTCGGTCACCTTGCCTTGCACTCCGGGAAAAACTAACAGCTCACCATTCTCGGTTAAGTCGGTTCGATAAGAGTGAGCCGTGATTAGCAGATTGACCGGCATATCCACTAGCTGAGGTATCCAAGCCTTAAGGAAGTTCTGAGTGTTGAAGTAGTCCGGCCGGTCCGGAAGGTTTCGATGCTGCCTCTTCTCCGGATTGATGTCAAATGCCTCGGCGGCATAACCTAACCGGAACCTATCTTGCATTGTTGTTAGCCCATCTAGGACTACCCAATCGAGCAGCTCGTAACGCAGCTTCCCTCTGACTTTTGTGCTAGGCGATTTAAGCCAGTCAACGGCAGCAAGGGCGGTTGCGGTGTCTGGTATTCGCCTAGCCATGCCTCGCGCACCAGCCCGGGCAGCGGATTTATATCCGGGCTCTCCGACAAGCCAAAAAGTCCTACCGGGACAAGTGCCAGCCACTCGGGTTTTTCCAACGTTGGAGTCGCCGTGGATGAGGATATTAGTGGATTCACTACCGGATTCGAGTCGCTCCATTTCTCGTTCAAAATCGGAAAGGGTAACCTCTGATCGCTCTGTCCGCACACGGGCTGACCGCTTTCCGGCTGTCGTGGTCATTTAAATCGGCGCATCTGTCGGCGCATGGCCCTGTTGTACGCGGGGCCAGGCAACGGCATTTCCATCCTGACAGCTCGCATCGGCCTGGGCGCGTACTGTCGGACCATGCCGTAGGGAGTCAGTCGCTTCGGGATGGCGTGGTGCTCCGTCACCGAACGCGGCGCATGCCTAAACGCCTCGGGGGTTACCTCTTCAGCTCGCGCGAACCGCATGGTGTGGGACTCATAAACAGCAAGAAATCGTTTGGTGCGGAAATCAATACCAATGATCGTCCCAGGTTCAGGATTCATTCCATTTAATCTCACGTCTCATGCACCCAATCGACATTCTCATCGGTAATTTTGTTGACACGTTCCTCATTCCACAAGGCAATAAAATTGGTCTTGGCCTCTTCCTCAGAGCTCCCAGTGGTTTGGTACACCCGGTCAGCAATGGCGGTAGCAGACCAATGATCTAAGTTATCGCGTAAGGTGGCACTCACGTGAATGGGCCCAAAGAAACGGCAGTCTTCTGCGGTGATAGTTTTGTACGGGTAAGTGGTGTTATAGATGTCTACAAAGGAATCCTTCACAATGTCCTTAGTGGATCCAGTAACGCCGAATTGCTGTTGTGGCCATTCAGTGGCAACCCAGTCGAAATCGCGCATATAGCAAAGTACATTGATCACTTGGCTTCCTCCCACTTGACTTCAAACCAAGCATTGTTGGCGTAACTGGCCAATACCATTTCGTAGTGTTCGTTCACCTGGCTAATAACCAACACCCCGTCAGTTGCGTGAATCCACCGGGTAGCGGTCGGGTACTCGTCAGGCTTCTCACTCTCGGAGATCGCGAAAAGGCGTTCTTTGTAAACCTTGATAACCTTGCTCATATGATTTCAAACCCCATTCTTTCCTCGGTTGTTTCCTCTTCGTAGATGTACGGGTTTCGTCGCGTGTACATCAGCCGCTCCATGTCCCGAATATCCGAGCCTTCCTCTTCTGCCACGCACATCGTGAAGAATTGGCAGAATCGCTCACACGACTTGTGCGGGGTTTTCTGTAAATGTTTGGGGCTCAATTCCTTGTGACGGAGTGCTAAAGTTTTTACGGAAATATCTTGGGTCTCATTGTGCAGACGGATGAGGGTTCGCTGCCTGGCTTTGTTGGTCATGGTGATGGGTTTTCTTACAAAATATGGTGGTGGCTGCGACTTAGAAACCGCGCCATCTTTATTCAGATATTTTCCCTCCGCATTCTGTGGTCGCTGATCAGTCAATGCTTTTCGTAAAAAGTTGTACATGATTCCGCGGAACTGCTGATCGTGTTTGATCAATCCTAATTTCCGTAAAACCAACTCAGCCATTGCACCGTACGGGCGTGCCTGATCATCGATCACTAAATGTCCTGTTTGGATTGACTTAGCTGTCTTGTGTTCCATCAACCAGACGTGCCCGAAACTATCCATATAAACCAGGTCGGGTTTGAGCTTGTGCACCACCCCATCTTTGAATGTGAATTCCAGCGGGATTTCCGCCTGCAAGACGTGCACGCCGTCGTCGGTGCCGTAGTGCTGCTCATAGGCTTCCGCCATGAGCTCGCCAAGCGCGTGCAGCTCTTCTGCCTTCTCTACGATGTAGTCAGGGGCTCCTGCGTTCTGGGCCTCCACAATGGCAGCTAGGGCCGCTCTTCTGAAGTGCTCGTTAAGTGAGCCGTTGCGCTTTTGCCCGGGGGCGTACCAAGCAGCAAGGGCAACGTGCATCCACGCGCCCAGATCTAACGCTCCGAATGTTTTAGCTTTAGGCACCAGCCCACGACGCCATGCCCAATACCATTTCTTCTGGCAGCGTTTGTAATCCATCCGTTCACCGGAGCGGACTACCGGTAGATTAACTGGCAATTTCCTCTCCTATGCTAAGCCCCGAAAAAGCAGGCATTCCCCCATATCTGGGTAAGGGAATGCCTGCCTTAAGGGGAAAGGCTTTTGTTTGCTCCAACTCGCCGGGGGAGGAGCTAATTGTAGCCTTCCAAATTACCGGATAGTGTCCGACCTAACACATCCGATATCAATGTGGCTTAGAAAAGGAATTCGTCGTCGTCGGCAGGAGCAGCCGTCTTAGCCTTGCGTGCGGGGGCAGCCTTAGCCCTGGTACGGGTGGCCGTACGAGTGGAGCCACGCGAAGTAGTATTTGCCGCAGACTTTGCAGGGGTACGACGCTTGGTAGGGGGAGGGGTAACCTCTTCCTCCTCCTCGAAATCGTCATCATCCTCTTCGTCGTCGGCGTCATCCTCTTCGGTGTCGTCCTCGACTTCCTCGAAATCGTCTTCGTCGTCGTCGGCGTCGGCGTCATCCTCCTCGATTTCCTCATCCTCGAAATCGTCTTCCACCGGAGCTGACTTAGGCTTGCGTGCCGGCTTCTCAGCGGCTGGCTTGGGGCCCCGCTTGGCCTCTCCGGACTCCTCGCGCCATGCGGCAAGGAAGTCGGATTCCATGAATGCCGGTCGGGCCGCAGTGGCAATGGAAACCGCCCGGAGGAGAACACGCATCACGGAGTCACCGGTCTCGCGGGGGTCGTAACCAACCTCCGTCAGAATCCACTTGGCAAATGCCTTGTGGTACCCGGTTGCCTCTTTGGTCGCATACTCAGTGACGTCGCGGACTGACTTTGCCGCCGGGGCCTTGCGCGCTGTGGAGCCAGCCGGGCGACCACGCTTTGCCGGGGCTGACTTTGCCGCTGACCTAACTCGCCTTACAACCATTACATTTCCTATCCTCTGTGGACAAAAACCCATTTCTGGGCCGAAACACGAACCGTAGTCCGCCGGTGAATTGGTGTCAAGAACTGATCTTGGCCCTAGCTAAGGTGACTGAGATCCATCACCTGCCGTAAATACTCAACACCGCGCCGACCATCTAATAACCTATGGGTGTCCCTATCCGCATCCTGGTTAACTAGCGCCGTTCCTACGTCTACTGTCTCAAGTGAACGAAGGTAGTAGTACATACATTGTCTCGGGTTGCTCACCCGGTGAATTCTATCCTCTGCCTGCTTTTGCTGATCAGGAATGCGCGTTTCACTAATGAAGATCATTCGATCAGCAGAGTCAATAGTGATGGCGGTACCGCCTGCTTTGACATTTAGCATCATAATGTGCGCGCCACCGGGGGCGTTGAATGTGTCAATAATTTTTCGTCTTTTATCTGACGGTGTCTTACCAGAAATTCCTGTGACTAGTGGCGCACCTTTTTTCACTTTAAAATGCTTGTGAATCCCATGGGCCATCATGCGCAAAATCCCAGTATAAAAACTAACAATTACCACCTTGTCAACCGGTGTCTTCGGGTAACCCCATTCTTCTAAAGATTCGATGATCCAATCGAACTTGTTAGATGGCAATTCCGGCGTGTAAAACGGTCGTGGCTCGCGGTGTTCTTTCCCGCATGATGGGTGCGGTTCATAATACTGTTCACATTTAACGCGAGCCATGCGGGTTTCGATATTGCCGTAGGCGCACGCCAATTGCTTAAGGCGAGTCAACTCTGACAATCCTGTGACAGCTTCTAGGCGGCCTGAATCCAGCTCGGCAACGCTGATCTCTTCCATCTGTTTGTACGCAGTATGCTGCTTACCGTCCATAGGTAGCCAGATTCCAACAGGGCTACCCGGGTCGGTTGGCATCAATGGACTGCCCACATATATTTTTTCAGGCAGGTCTGGTGCCACTTCCCGCTTAGTGCGTCGAATGGCCACGGCGGAAAGCGAATCCCACAACATCTTCTCTCTGTCCTTACGAAACTCCCCAATTTGAAATCCTGTGTAGCCGCCTTTCGACCAATACAATTCAGCCCAACGATGGAAAGCTGAGTTAGTCACCGGATCTAACCAATTGAGCGTGCCCCATAGCTGGTGCGGCTTGCTGTCGAAAGGCGTTCCGCTCATGGCAATTTTGATGCCGTCGCCGCGCACCTTGAGCATATCGAGCCCCCGCCTACGTTGAGTGGGGGTGCCCGTCCGCCTAATCAGACTTTCGTGCGACTCGTCAACCACGATGGCACCCCAATCGATATCGAATAGCTTGGGGTAGCTTGGGTTGATAATCTTTTTAGTTAATCTTGATTTAATATGCCCACACTTTAATTGACGCTGTTGCTTAGCCCCTTCCTCAGTCCGCCTACCGCACTCATGGCATTCCAACCAGGTCTGAACCAGCACCACTTCTGGATGCACGATCAGCCAGGTGAATTCGTTGTATCTCGTGAGCCGAATGCGGTGCTCGCGCTGGTACCTCAGCTCAGGCAGTGTGATGGCCCTGTGCTCCGTTGGGAGCCACCGAAGGATCTCGCGACGCCACACGGTGTCGGCCGCAGTCTTGGGTGCCACAATCAAATATGGCCCCGGTATCTGGGCTTCCAAAATCCCGCCCATGGCAATAAGCGTCTTACCCAGTCCGGGATCATCCGCCACCAGCGTGGCGTGGTTGTCCGCAATAAAACGTGCGCCCACGCGTTGGTACTTGCGAGCGTTCATTGCCTTGTAAAGCTTGGGTGCAACCTGCGGTAGCACTTCAAGTTTGGCGTCTGAAGCTGCTGCCAGTTCCGACATGTACCGCCGGCTGTCCCGCACTCCTATGGCCCAACGACGTAATTCATTACCCACAGCAAGGCGACTGCCAAACTTCATTTTGAGGAGCTTGCAGCTCTCAAGGCTCAACGGGACAGTCCAGTAGCCTGCCACGGTCTCATACGCACCGGGAATGGTGGTTTTGAGGCCAGGCAGCGGTTCGCTGGACCTGATTTCAATGCGCCTACCTTTTTTATCAATATTGACAGCCATTTAGCCCCACCTGTCGACAATGGCCAACACCAAAAAGCAGCCAATTAAAAAAGCGATTACAGTGACGGCAGACAACAGTGCTATAAATCCAAACAGCCTTAGTGCTCTCATTCCTTTTCCTCTCCAAATGCCATTAGCCCCGTAGCGTCACCGGAGTTAACCAGTGCACTACGGGGTTGTAATGGTATTCAGATATTCAATCCGAAGTTGATCCAGACGGGTAAAGCAGAGGCGACGGTAATGCAGGCCCACCGAAAGATGGCCTCCATAAGGTAAGTTTTAAGCTCTCGCCGGCTCATCATTAATCCACCCTGACAATGCAATTGTCCCAGTCAAGATCCTTGATGTGTTCCTCTCCATACATATCCCGTACCAGCCTTTGCGCGAATTCCAAACTGGATTCATTCCAGGGGTGCTCGAATTCGAAAGATGCAGTCTCGCCATCTGCCTCAATTACGTGCCCACAACATCCTGTTTCACACCCGTATGTATCGTGAAATACAACGATGCGCATCTGGCTCATCACAAATCCAGGAATTGCAGGCGGTAGGCTCTGCGACGCTCCGGCAGGGTGTTGGCGTCCCTGTTCGCGGCTTCCACCCGGCGGACTGTTCGGGCCCTGCGTGCCACTCCGCGATTCTGACGAAGCCTGATCCCGGTACGTGGGTCAGTCAGCGGCCCCTGCGAAATGATCTCTTCGCGCATTGCCTCATGAATTCGACTTAATTGCATGGCGCTATCTCCAATTCATCCGGGTAATACGCATAGGGCGATTCGTTGGGCCCCATACCGGGGAACATCACCTCAACAATCCCCGATGGATAAACGGCCACCACTTCCCCGATACTTCCCCCGAACAGAATCCTGCCAGCGTCGATTATCTTGACGTTGGTGCCAACAGGTGGAGTCACATCCATCGTTGATCATCCCACTTTCAATAGAGCGTCTACATGGAACGAGCGGAAACCACCGCCGCTGATGTCCACAAAGGTCACCATCCGAGCGGACTCATTGCCGCCAGTGAAGTTGTGCTGAATGTTGACCTTTTCCTTTGACACGATGGCTTTCTCATTGTTCCTGCCGAGACGATTCCACCATGTCACCGGTTGGCCCGATATGGCCATGACAAGTTCGGCATCCGACATCTGGTCCGGATCAAAAGTGAGCCGACTTTTGGGGGCACCATTCCCCACTGCTGTTTTTTCGGAGTCCCACAGGGAATAAACCTGTGCCTGGATCTTGCCGTTCACCCACCGGAAAAACAGGCTTTCCGTGCCGCGAGTCGCGGTGACCTCCGCCCAAGCGGCGTCCTCCTCCTCCCCATCTCCAAGCGGCTCGAAACCGGCACGCCCCGTGAGCATCCAACCAAGGGGCTCTAACATCTCCCTGGTTTGCCCGGCAAATTGAATTGACGGGTTGTGCCGAACCACAACAGGAGCACCGCGTGTGGCGTAGCGGCAACCCTCAATACCCTTCTCGTGTGGCTCACCGCCCTGGTCATCACACTTGCACCACTTTGAGGTACGAAGCGCAGACCCCTCACGCGGGAGTGTGCTCTGCCGACGAACCTTTTTGCCGTCCGCCACCATGGCCTTGCTCATGATCTGGGCGGTGTCGACAGGTTTCTTACCGGCACGCGTGCATGGGTGTTCTGTGGCGCATCTGACGGGGGGTCGGCCCCGTTTCGCCACGACCTTGAATGTGCCGCCATGATCGCGACACTGTAGCGTTTTCATTGGCATTTGATGAATCCTCTCTGCTAACTAAATAGCGTGAAGGGGAATGGAATCGAACCATTCTGCTCCATCTTCCGCATGGAGCATTCACCAGAACCCCTCTCACCCGGATTGCTCCGGGCTTCTAACTACTTCTTCTTCCGGCGAGTGTCCGGGCCTGGCCATGAGCACGACCCGCAACGGCCATGCTGAGAAGCGCTAATGGTGGCCTCGCAGCGGGGGCATGTCGTGATGGGCATCAGCGCTGTGGGAGGGCGTCACCGGTCTCGGCAACCACCATCTCCGCGAGCTCGCGCTTCTCGTCCACCGACATTGCCTTGAGCTCCGCGAGCCAATTCTTGCTCGGCCGCTTGCCATCGCCCACGTTGAAAAAGTTCGTGAGCGCCTTGATAACGGTCGTGGCAGCCATTGTTTACTCCTCTGTAGACGGATCGGATTCTGAGGAATCCACAGGAGGCACAGTCCAGTCCCGACTATGCCCCCGAGTACTGCTCAGAAACTGGGTTCAGCGGTGCTCACTTGCTCACTCCACAAGTGTTGCAGCCCTTTTTCTTGCCGTTGCCCTTGCATTCCGAGCAAGGACCCTGGCCAGAATGCTCTACCCGGTCCACTTGCTTAACTGAATTCCGGCGCTGCAATGCCTCCTGTTGTTCACGGAGGTACTTCTCACTCTCGGTTTCAGCCACTATCAGATCAAACCTTTCTGGTACAAGTGAAGTGCATTCCAGCTGAGGCCATGCGTTTCGTACAGCTCCCAGAACAAGATGGCCAATTCAACTTGACGAAAGCACCAAATTCTCTCTCGCGACTTCTCATAAGCAGAATGTGAGATAAGAGCGTCAAAAGACGCCGAACACTCATCCCTTAGCCGGTCTGTTTCAGTGTCTGCGGCGTGCTCTATAGCGTAAGCTGTGCGGACCCAATGGTGCCCCTCGGCGACGACATGGGGGAGGAATGCCGCAGAAAACCACCACCAATCAACATCCTGGGAAAACTTGAGTGCATTGTCCCGAGTCAGCTCGACTGAGTGGCTATGCACCGCAGAAAAAAATTCCTCATCTAGCCAGCAGGCACCCAGACGACTAATCAAGTCATAGGTGATCTTGATTGGCTCAGTCATTCCCTCTCCTCTACTCTCCTAATGATCTAGCGTGGAGTATGTAGGAATCGGACCTACAGAAACAATTGAGACCGTTTCAGCGCATTGTATTAGCTTCCGGGCTGGTGAGATATTACGTCGTTAGGTGCCTAGGTCACCCACGTTGCTCACTCCACACTCACCCGCTAATTAGTGGGCAAAGAAACAGGGTCTCGCAATTGAATTCGTACCAACTACCCCTAGCGAAATTGTGGTTTCCAGTTATTCAGCTGTCCGGCCGGTCCAGCTTTAACTGTCCAAAGTCGCTAGTGCCCTTACCGGGATTCGAACCCGGACTAAGCGCATTTTAAGTGCGCTGCCTCTGCCGTTGGGCTATAAGGGCGGAGCACCTCCCCGAAGGTGCCTTTTAGCTACATGCCGCTTAAGTCATCTCGAACCATGAAGGCCCCACACGTGCAGTACGTGTAGAGGTAATGGCCCCGCTCGACTTGCTTGCCGGCATCGTTGTGAATGTGTCGGCCGGTACGTTTGGTCTGAGCGGCTTCCGCGAGCTGACGCTTGGCCGCTTGTTCGATCGCACGACCCTTTTTCTTGTCGGCCGCTGCTTGCTTGGCAGCGTCTTTCTTGGCCTGCTGCTTGCTTGCTGCGACCTGTTGACCAATTGCTTTCTTGGCCTTGGCCGCCGCTTCCTGGTCCTGTTTCTTGGCTGCTCGTTTGCTTTCCTCAGCCTGCTTGGCAGCTTCCTTCTTCTGCCTGACGGCTTGCTCAGCAGCGGCTTTCTTAGCCGCTCTCTTGGCAGCTTCTGCGGCTTCCCGGGCTGCTTTCTTCGGGTCGGTTGCCATTAGGCGGAGACCTCCTCATCAAACATGTCGAGCATCTGGTCAGCAACCATGCGTTGCAACGGAAGTCCTGAGACTTCAATGCGGGCCCACCACTGGACGTCCGCGTTGCGTTTGATCCACAACAGGTTGTCGGTGACCTCGCGGGTGATAGCCGTGATAGGCCACGCGAGGCTGATCATCACAATCAGCAGGAGAATGTATTCCACTAGTTTTCCTCTCGTTCTCTAGCTCCTCAATTGGAGACACGGATATTTCAGCCTGCCTTGTCAGTGGTCAGTCTCTACATACTTCCGTTGATCAGTGCAGCGTTCAAGTGATCCCGCTGGATCTCAGCCGATTTGTATTCGTCGTGGGTGCCAACCACCGTGTAGTCAGTGCTCCTGTAGTTCGAGTACTTGAACCAGTCCTCTTCGTCCACTACGTGAAACTTGTTGAAGCGGTAAAGAATTATGTATGCCATGTTTGTACTCCCTGTACATGTACAAGGCAGACTCAAAAATCCGTGTCTCCTCTTTGAAAATCTAGAGGAGAATTCATAACCCCATGACGGGCTGCTGTGTAATTCCATCGCGATGGTTGGGTCACTTCTGGATTTCGACTCTCTGCCCCAAGGGGTCCGTCTAGATCCGCGTGTCCTGCGATGTGCTCCGGGATCGGACCGGAGAAGCGAACAAACGTGAGCCTACCCAATAAATCCATTTATTCGTGCCAGTTTTGGTCACGGTCGTGTAACGATCGCCAGGTCGTCAGGCTGGCCAACGCCACGGCGGGAAGCCATTAAAGGCCCCTAGACGCCACGGAGAGCGCCTAAATGCATTCCCCGGTACATCCACCCTAGGGAAGTCATTTTAGGCGCTCTCCGTGGATTCGTGCTGGTCAGGCTAGGTGTAGTTGATCTTGAAATCCAGCCTAACTAGCCTTTGGCTCATTGGTCGCGAGCCAGACAGCTCGAATGGTTCCAACGCATGCGAGCACGGCCGTGGTGATCACTCCTACCTCTCCAATGTCGATACCGTTACTCTCGGTAGCGATTGAGACGGTTGCCCACATGGTCGCAAGCGCCGTAATGGTTGAACCAATTCCGGCAACAATGGCCTTGGTTGGCTTCGTGTCAGTCATTTACCTACTCCTCTGTTTATGCAGAACCTTCTACCTTGGCAATAGCGTCAAAAGACGCCTGCGTAACCATGACCACGGGACCGAACGCCTCGATCAGCGCCGGACCGATGGGGCCTGGCACGTAGCAACGAAGTGCCGCCGTGGGCTCGCCCTCCTGCGTCTTGAGTGTTGGGTCCAGCTTTACCGCATAGGTGGCGGTGTTCTGGTCACCTCGCATAAGTCGGACATTTGATGCGTTTGCCACTTCATTCACCTCTCCAAATGCCAATACCAAAGCCAACGGAATGATTTCTGTCTTCAATTGAGTGATCCGCCTGTCACCAGGGCATGCTTTCCCAAATGACTTTGACCACTGCTCGCCACCCGGCTCACGACCGCCGTACGCATAACCGGCGGAAGCGAAGTTCCCGTCAATGCCCTGTCGGTGGTAGGCGATCCCGGAAGATCCATCCTTGCTGTCTGGACATTCGACAAGGGGAATGGCGTGAGTCTTCCAACCCCACACAATACATTCAGCAATTGAATTGATTTGCAGGATTGTGAATCCGGGAACTGCATGGCCGTCATTGTGATCCCACACAGGGAAATTAGGGCCGGTGTCCTCGCATTCAATTGCGATCACATCGTCGTTCCCGTAGTAATTCGCTTCACTACGAAATCGAGTGTCGCGTGACTGTCCTTTGTGGCCATCACCTCGAATGGACAAGTGCGCGGCATGTGCGGGGTACCGCCCGGCAATTGTGTGGATACAGATTTTATTCAAGCTTGATTCAGTCATTGGGACTGAGCCATGCTCTCCTAGCCATTCCGCGTCGGGCATTCTTGCCATCGATCTTTCCTCCTCTCCATTTAGGACTGATCAAATGTCGATAAAACGCTGACAGCATACCATCCCCGATTATGCTGGAATTGCTAGCACACTGATCTTCCTAGAAGTGAAGGTGCCCGTGGTCGCCCCGAGTACCCGGTGTCGCAGGACCACATTGTAGGCAGATCCCGGTGTGAGTCCTGTGTGAACATGATGTGCACTGGCAGCCTCATCAGCCGTGCCAAAATGCTGAATGACGCGATCGTCGGAAGTCGCAAGTATCTCAGCTCCTGCATCAACAGTTAATCCAGTGCCTATTCTGAATGATACTAACGAGACATTTGTAGTGCTATTTCGTAACTTGCTATAGAACAACACACACACGATGCCCGATGTTGGGGCTACAAAACCCTTACCGCAGGTGGTGCCGGCGGTGAGCGCGGTGACGTAGGACGTTGATGTGGTGGTGCCGGCGGTGAGTTGGGTGTCCTCGGCCAAGACACCTAATGCATTGTTAAGTAACGAGGCAGTTAAATGCTGCCCAGCGGCAAAGGACATAACTGCCTCCTAAAGCGGTAGGTAATAGGGGTTGGCGAGAGTCACTGGTGCGCCCAAACTATGAGTTTTGACAACACCATTGACCGAACGAGTCACGGTCATGGTTTGCGGGTTTGTAGCCCCCACATTGTCGGTGAGCGTCATACGTTCGCCACCGATCATGATGTCCACCGGGAATTCAGTGGGATGCAACGCGGTGGTGATCCACAGGGTGCCGTCCGAGGACGTGACAGACACTCCGGTCTCCGTGGTGGTCAGGTCCTCGTTCAACGTCGTCGTGCTGCTGTCCAGACGGACGTCAGGGTCGTCAAGCACCGCTACCTGGTATGGCGACGCCGGTTCGCCATTAATCTCCAAGGTAGGCACATACGGGTGCAGTATCCAGGTATAGCCCCGCACTAATAGATCAACAGGTTGGTAGATGCCTCGGGCTTCCAAATTAGAAATGGTGAACCGGTTACCAACTCCAGTTGAAAATAGTTCCTCTAATGTGATTTCACTGTCTATTGGACTCAATTTGACAGAAGAATAGCGCACCTCATCCACGGTCCCTAAATGCAAACGCCATTCAGCTAGCCCCACCAGATCACTGTCAAGCCGTGCATTGACCTCGGGGGCGTCTGTGTAGCGGCCCACACCGCCATCCTCTGGTTTCTGCACTGACAGACGTCCAGTTTCCAAGGTGGTGTGGTACGAGCCGCCACCAATACGTTTCATCGTGATGTCATTGCGCGTGTCTTTGTCATCGTCTGACGGCACTAACTCAGACAGAACACCGCCAGTTAGATAGTCAACAGCCATGAACGGGTCCTGGTTGTACAACGAACTACGAGCACGGTACTCGAACGAATAGGCTCCTCGCGATTCATAAAACCTACCCATATCCACGTCGGCTGCCTCTTCTAGATTAGACAACAGTGTGGCACGCTGCTGCACTCCCAATGTGTTAGCTGCCACGGGACCTTGGCAATAAACCAATGGCACGCCTTCCTCATATGTCAATCGGGCAAACCGACGTGGAATATTCTCACTGATTCGCGCATTCGGGTAGTCCATTAGTTCAAAGTAAACCTGAGCCGCTGGCACCACCGAAATGTGGCCAACACCGACATCCACATACCCGCCACCAGGGTTGATCGTATGGCGGTATATCTTTCCTAATCTGGTCACCCCTGTGGCGGTAGCAACCGCAGGACCCGAAATAATTGCGGTGCCGTCAGATGCGAACCGTGTAGTTGTTAATGTATAAGTCACAGTAGTCGGCGCAGTCTGCTGCAATGTCAATGTGACCATACTTGGGTTGCCACGCATGCCTAAATCATAACCAACGTCAAACAGCATGCCAGTGCCATTGGTGTCAAAGGCTCTAATATTTATGGCACCAGCACCGCCCACACTGTATACCAATGCCCAAATTTCAGCAGAACCAGTGCAGTAGAACTGCACAATAGCTTGGCCAGTGGCAGCCTCATCCACGGCCGGAAAATGAGCTAAAAAATGGTACGTGAAAGCGGTATTAGTGTCGTCGTAATCTGGAATAGTGCCTTCTAGCTGAGCATTGTTCAACTTCAAAATGGGAGTGCTGCCCGTGAAGCTGTCCTTTGAAGCAAATTCAGGAGTAGCTATGCTGTATTCCATCGGGCTACCATTGCGCAATCCTGATGAAACATTTGTGGCGTTTTTTTCATCCTCACAGGGCCAGTAAGCCACGGGATCATCTCCGGCGTCAGCAAGCTTTAAAGCAGCAAGGCTGTCGCCTATCACAATCGGAACCAAAGCATCAGGGGTGAAATCAATGTTGGTAAAGCCAAATGCGGAGGTTTTGGCTACTATTGTGAATAACTGATCTTCTTTATGCTGCTGCACTAAAGTGCTTCGTGCACCGTCAAGTAATCTACAGAAACCACCTAGCGGTACATCCAATGCATCAGCGTCTGTCGCGACCAGCGTATTGACGTCACCCGTCGCAGCGACAGACAGCGCTGCGCCTTCACGCAGCCACCTTTGGCGAGAGCCCCAAAATCGGCGCATAGTTGACTTAAGAGGCTCACTACCTTGTTCTGTCCTTTGTGTGATCCCGCTTGCAGTGATTTCCACATAGGGTGCGGCATGTGTGAGGTCTGCGACTTTGGGAACATATTCACTGATCTCACCAACAAATGGTCGCGCCTCAACAGTCATGTTGCCATAAGCCACAGCAACCGGTTTAGCGTTAGTGTTGCCAGCAGCCAAAATTGTGGACACACCCATGAGCCCGTAGCGCACCGTCGCCCGTGTGCACACGTTCTGCCAGTCGGCCGGTTCAGGGTCACCGGTAGCCCAAACCTTTGTGCGCACCACTTGACCCTCGATCATGGCGGCAATTTCAAAAGCCTGATCTAAAGCTGATAGAAGTAGGTTTGGAACGGTCACAGTCCCTAATAGAACACGACTAACTCCGGCGATGACTTCCAATACCTGAACTTGAATTGTCTCAGTGGTAGTGAATATAAATTGTGCTGCAATGTAATTGTTGGCGTCCACATAGCGGAATTCAGCTTGAGAAATAATAGCCCCGCCGGTCACATTGACCACAGGAATGCCTACGGTGTACCGCAAACAAGCATCCATATAAGACTTACCCGCTACGGAAGTTCTGCGATAAGCGCTGGCTACCGGCACAGAGTGAGTGTTCACCGTGCCCGCGCGGGTCCAGTCAGTAGGAGAAATCACACCTCCCGAGCCCGTCTGGTTGCTCCACACAGTGCCCCAACCGTCTGTGTCGGTTTGGGCGACGTTGTCCACCATGAGCGGCACACGTACCCGCACAGGGGTGTTCTTTCCAATAACCCCAAAGTATTGACCTACAGGATTACGCGGGTCGTAATCACCACTGGGATTGTTAGCATAAAACGAACACTTTCCTGGCGACACCTTGCTTGCCTCGTTTTTAGTGCCACTTGAGATCTTGATAGGTGGCTGCTGTCTCACATCTAAAGTGATGTCCTGCCAGTCGCCGTTGAGATAAAGGTCAACACGTGGATCGATGAAAGAAGTCATCACGCATTCACCCCCGGAATGATAATGTCCCTATCGCGAATAGCCTTCATAAACATCGTGGCGAACATTGAATTCAGATCACCAGCAAAGGTGATTGGACCACCGCCACCGCCTTGGCCTTTCATGCTTACCCGCTCCCCTGCCATGGCGGTAATGATCTGCTCAGTGCCAACCATGCCCCCAACCATGCCGCCAGTGTGGTGCTTTTTGGGGCCTACGCCCCGACCGCCTTTCTGCATGCCGAATGAGCCACCAGAGTTAATACCTAATAGTTTCTTAGACCACTCGATAGCATCTGCAATCCAATTGATCAGACCTGCGACTCTGTCGATTATCCAACCAATAGTGTCCCCAATACCGCCAAAGACAGCACCGAAGATGCGACCGATAGTTTTGATCGCGTCCAAGATCCCGGTCCTTTGTAGCAAAGCAATGAAACCATTCCATAGCTTAGTGATCCAACCGACCACCCAACTAATGGAATCTTGAATGGCTTTCCATGCTCCAATAAAGAAGTCGCGGAAGCCGGCACTCTTTTCCCAAAGAATGATGAAGGCGGCAACCAATCCCGCAACCAGCCCTATAAGCAGCACTATCGGGTTTGCCGCCATGGCAGCGTTGACTAGCCAGATAGCAGCAGCAACAGCGGCAAATGCAATAACAATAGTTTGGTGTTCATCTGCCCAAGCAAGGAACTTACTCAGCTCACCTAAAACGGCCATGAGAATAGGCATCATTTCGGTGCCTAACTTCTCTTGGAAGTTACCCCACTGAACAGCCATCTTGTCAGCACCGGTCGCCGTGGCTTCCGCCGTGCCGCCAACTTGTTTCTCAACCTCTTCTAGCAACATACGCTGGGCACCCAGCAGATCGCCAGTGGTGACCATGTCCGTAATTTGCTTCTTCTGAGCTTCGGAGAATGTGACCCCCGCCTTGCCCAGGGCTGTCATGCCCTTGATTGGATCGTTGAGAGCCTTACCGAGCATCTTAGCTCCGGCGTCAGCAGGACCGAAACCCTTCGCTGCGAGGTCTTGTGCGGCCCACACTGCCCGATCAAAGACATTGTTCATTGCGCCAACCTCATTCTTGACATTACCGAATGTCAAAAGCAAGTTGGCAGACGACTGAATTAGCTCATCATCAACACCGATCTTGTTTGAAATAGATTCAGAGAGAGCCCCGATAGCGTCCGCGGAGGTCCAAGCGGCGGCACCCATTGTCTTGATACCCTGAGCAGTTGACGCAGCTACTTGCTGACCTTCCTTGGCTTCAGAGAACATATTGTGCAGCAACGCACCAATACCGGCGGCCGCGATTACTCCGGCTGCGCCTTTGAACGAATCCCCCATACCCCTAGTGGTTTTCTTCGTTTTATCATCCACATCGTTGAGAGAGTTTTTGACCTTGTTATTTTCGCTAATTAATCGGTCGCCATCTCCCACGTATTCAAGGGTGACTCTATTTGCCATTATTCAACCTCCAATCCAGCGGCGGACACAACATCGTCCAGCTCCTCAGTCATAATTTCCACAATGCCCATAACCGCCTTCTCCGAAGCGGGAAACAGGTACCGCCCTTCTGGAACACTCTCGCGGACTATATGTCCTGCTAAGCCTCCAAACTCAAGCCAGCCATAGTAATCAATTCCGTCGCCACCTTCAGCTACTGCTGTCGTCGCTAGGGCAATCACTTTTAAAGATTCAGAGGCCCGCCCGGTCAACACTGGAACCTCCGGGCGGGCCTCCTCGACTGTCAATTCTGCGGCTGCTTTAGTGGATTTGCCGGCCAAGGTGGATGTGACCTGGTCGGAAACTTGTTCAATTTTAGCCACAAACTTGTCCATACCGTGGATAACAATTCCAATATCAGCCATTATATTCCTGCCTTTTGCTTAGCTAGCTCTTGCTCCTGAGCTCTCCGTCCCCAATAGACGCTCCAATAAAGGTATTCCTTATTGGTCATCAACTTGCGCATCTCGCCGACTGTCTTATGCAGCTTGGCTGCTAGAGAGAATTCGAATTCAAGATCATTGTCGCTACTCTCGAAAGTCGGCATAGGCGTCGTTTGTTGACTGCCTCACCTCTTTCTCATTCGCCCCTACTCCAGACAGCCGCATAATGGTTTTGGTGATCCGTTGGAATTCACCCACAGCGGCCGCCTTCGCATATTCTTTGACTTCGTTGATGTCTAACGGTGGATCAACCAGTCCATAATGGACAGCCATAAGCTCCGCATCGCGGGACGCTGTAGCCGTGCGCTTTTCATCGCTGTTGCTGCCCCTAGAAGAGTAGGCATTAACCTGATGTAGCTCATCGCGAGTCAAAGCTCGCACTCGCACAGACCCTTTGCCGTCTAACTCCACATCCTCTTCGGGAACAACCGACTTGAAAAGTGTGTCCTTATCAATAGCCATTTCTTTCTCTCTCTCTCTTTCTCTCTCTACCCGCCACTACTTACGGTTACGGCTGATCGGTCTCAGTTAATGCACCAGTCATTTGCAACTCTGCCGTCCAGGTGGCATTGTCACCAACCGGGGATGACTCATTGAATGTCTTAATGAATACACTCACCGACGTCTGAGCTTTTCCAGAACCAGTCCCTTCTAGCCGATAAATAAATGGAACAGCCGTCGCTGCTGCCTTTAGAGGCTTGAGCACATCGCGGGGGTTGTTGACTCCATCGTTTTGAATACCGCCGATGGTGAACGTGCCATCGCCAATACCCGCTTGGTAGGAGTCACGAGTTGAGCCGTAGCATGTGGTCTTGTGCAAGGCGGTCTCGTCCGCCATTGTGCAACTGTTTGTGTATTGTGAGATATCAATCGCATTGATGATAGTGACCGTGTCTTTACCATGCCTAGATGCCATTGCTCTACCCCTTATGCGCTAGCGCCGATAATAACGATGTCATACACGACTGCTGTGCCAGCGCCGCTGTTAGCGATTTTGAGGAGGTCTGTGGCCCCGGCAGCACAAACATAACCCGTGGCGTCTGCGGCACCAGCAGCCATGCAAAAGAATGCACCAGGGCGTAACGTGACGGTTCCCGTGGTGCCTAGGAGTGCAGCCCATTGAGTGCCTGCTGCTGCGCCGACAATCACATTGTTTGTATTCCCAGCAGCGGCCGAAATGAGTAAGAGCTTGATACGAGCTGGGCTGAATGTTCCGCCTAGCTGATCGACCAAAGTACCAACCAGGTCAAGATCTTCCGACGATGAAAGCGCGACCGACCGGGTGTCCGAGAACATCCGATCCGCCTGGCCCACAGCAAAACCCGAAGTCAACTGCACACGCTTCGGGTAATCTAGTGGAGCGCTAGGCGTCACGAGATCCGCCGTGCCTGTCAGCGAAGCAACTAATCGTAATGAAAGGTCCGTAGTGAGTGCCATGTCTAACCCTCTCCAATCACAGCAACTGTGAATGCGATGCCCAGGTATTTAATTGAGTTGTATGTGTAGAATCTAAATGCTCCATTTTGGACAGTGACTGAGCTGCAAGCATTATAGTTACCGCGTTCTAAAACTTCCTTAATGCTCTTGGGCCCTTTGCCGTCCGCATAGGGAGTGATCATGTCTCGCCGTTTTCGGTCGCTGGTCGCAGCGACTAAAACAATTACCATCAAAGTCAGACTGTCGGTGCCTCGTTCATAAGCACGTTGATAATTCAATAAAGTCGGTAAGCTAACAATCGCAGCGGGAACCTGGATCTCATCTGCGTCGTAGCCTTTGACTCTAAGCCCTTCTATGGTGTCCAGCGTGTCCGCAATTTCATCCATCACAGCACCCAGGATCATGGTGTCCACCCGAGTTTAATTAGGTCATTGGTGGCTAGCATTTCCAAGATGTCGGGATCAACCGCTTTGTGTGTCGGTACCTCGGAATTGTTTTGCTGAGCACCAGCTACACCAAACGGCGCGGTCCGACGTTTGTTATATCTATGTGCCTGTAAATAGGTGGCCCGAACAACCACGTCTGGGAATGCCGACCACCCCCACCGACACGTCACCTTTGCGGAATCGGGCCACACGTACGGTTGAACTGTTGAGCTGGTTTTGATTGAAAGTTGTGTGTAGGGGCGTCCTCGTTCGAGTGCGTCCTTAGGCCGTGGCACGTAGTCAGTGATCGTAGAGCTATACATATCTTGATTGCTCGTGTCTAGCGTGATTGTAAGACCCACGGTCGTCATGAAGTCGTCAACCTCAATGATCCAGCGCACTTGCTCTGTGTCCCACCTAGGCGTGTAAAACCGTGCTTCTGGTGCGACCACCTGCCCAAATTGTCTGCGTGCTCCTAGACCATTCAAGCGACTACTGCAACACCGATCAATTGCTCGGGATGCCGCCGCGATGTCCAAAGCTATAGCCACATCATCCGAAGCGTCTGACGCTTCAATATTGACATAGCTCTTGAAAGCCTCAACTGTGATGTAGTTCGGTTCCCACACTTTTCCTCCTCTCTATCCACAGTGGAAATCGCTGCGAAGATTATCGATCGAATTAGCTACTCGCCGGCCAAGCTCCGTAGTCGGTGGCGCACTGGAATAAGTGTTGTCCAATGTAGACAACAGCTCACACCACTTTGTGTCGCTTTCCTGGTTGACACTGTTGGCGTACCAAAGAGAGATGACCACCACCGCTAATGTTGAAATGTAAGAGACCAATATCATGTAAACAAATCTGCGTGGAATCGATGCCGATGACGATGACTTCGGTTGCGTGCTCATCAATGCCCCATTAATTTCCAGATGAGTTGCCAGATTCCAACTCCGGTAGCTGAGAGGGACGCGGCGGCAATGGTGATACGATAGCTGCTCCGCGTAAGAGCGCTATCAAGTTGGTAAGACCAGGGACTCCGGTCATTGCTGTGAAGATAGTTAGCAGGATGAAATTTACGTCGCCGGTAACTTGCTGATAACCGATTCCCGCGAGTCCGAATGTGAATAGAATTAGATCTCGTGCTATCGCTATTTTTCTTTCCGTTGGCATGTTCACGCACTGGGCTACCAATCTTTGGATAAGGAAATACGGGAGGAGCAAGGTACATAGAATATAAGTGCTCCTCCCGTGAATTCCACTCAGCTACCTAGCTACCTAATGGCACTAATGCCATCATCGGGCCACTGCCAACCATCGAACGGGCAACGCAATCCCCCATCACGGGTAGGCTGCAATGGCTCTCCGTCGTTAGGGCAGGCTCTGGGAGGCTGCGACTCAAGGGTACGTTTTACCGTTGCACGCTCGATTAGCGTACCCAAGAGCGCATACCAACTCATTCACTTACCCTTACAGGTTAGGTTGCGCCAGAAGATCTGGCCGGCGCATAACCTTGAGACCCGACATCACGTAAAACACACCACCGAGGATTGTGCCACCGACCCCCGGGTCCGCAATCGACACACTCAGCCACTGGAAACCATCCGAGAGGGAATCAGCTTCTACCTCGAATAGCACAAGCGCTTGATTAGCCGCTGGGATAATAGCGTTGGTCAAAGACAACGTAGCTGATGCGGCCTGCGTACCTTCTACCCAAGCCTCATTGCCCACAAGCGCAGCGGCGGTAGACTTGTAATAATAATCAGTGATCTTTGCCAGCGCTTGTGAAACGCCGCCAGTAGCTAGCGTGTGCTCGTTTAGCTGGATAGCTACAGTGTCCGTGCCAGCAGATGCGGCATTCTTAGAAAATACAACCCCCAATGTCTGGTAATTACGCATGTGAACCCGCTTACCGGTATTAGCACCGGCGGCAAGGTCTGCGACTGGATTGATCCCAGTCGTGAAATCAAAAACATTTCCGAGACCACGCATGTCTGTTCCTTTCTAGTTAAACGAGCAACGCGCGTGCGTCGTCATCCTCTTGCAGCCTCGTAACGAGATCAGCTTTCTTGCCGCCAGTGGCAAGATTACGAGCGGCCAACTCAGCCCTAAGCTGTTCATTGTCCAGCTCCTCGTAATTCAACTCCTCTGTAGACTCACCATCGTCCTCTGTGGACTCGTCATCGTCTACATCGGAATCATCTGCATAATCAGGAACATCCAACGTGAGAATTTCTTGACCAGTCATCACATCGTCTAATGCGTCTTGCGCATCCTCACGCGACTTGAAACCGGTTTGCAAACTCACAAGTGGGCTAGGGCTACTGACTTGACCCACTTGCACACGGAAGTCATTACCGCGCTTGGATTCTTTAACCTCCAGTACAGTACCCGTGACCATATTGTAGTAACCGTTATCTGATGTCTTAAGCCACATTTTAGATGCTCCCTTCAATCGTCACAAAACCAAGGGATGACATCAGTAAACCTAATGCCTCCTCAGCGGCCTGCTGTGTGTCAAAACGTGCCACCTGATCAGAGCCTGCCATGATGTCATAAAACGTGGAGTTGTGCGCCACATATAGTTGCGTCGCATTATCAAACTTACGATAACGCTCATCTGCAAATGATTTGTACCACATGTAATTAATCAGCCAATCCAACAAATGGCGAGAGAGTGTCTCCATTGTTCTGCGGAGTGATGGGAGCTTGGAGCCACGGCCGACCGTCAAGGCGCTCAATAACGCGGAACGCGGTGACGTCCTGGTTAAATCGGAAGTCCTCAGACTGACGAGCCGACATAGCCTGCCGGTCACCAATGAGGTAGAAACCGAAGTCAACAAAGTTGATGTCACCAGGAGTGCCGAGTGTCTTGGCCTTCTCGGAAACAATCAACGGCCTACCCAGCATCGTCATAGGCGGGTTGTCTGCTCCACTTGGGAAGTTCCCGCCACCAATCCACACAGCAGCATTGCCGGACCCCACGGTCATCGTGAGGAGCTGAGGAAGCACGTTCGGAGAAACAATCCACACTGCGCGGTCAAGCGACTGAGGAAGCATCCTGGCGTACATAGCCACGATGTCAGCCCACACCACAGTGTCGCCAGTACCAACACGATCCGGGAACACTGTAGCGCTAGCATTCAGGAAGCCGAGAGGCTCACCAACGCCACCACCAATGAAGAAAGCAATGTCCTCGAACCATGCAAGCGCCTCGGGGAAGATCTCCCCGATAAATGCCTCCATGCTGGGCTGAGCATCCCGGATCAATTCATTCGGGACCTCAGTGTAGAGAACAAGCTTGTTCGCCTTGAGCTCGATCCGACCGAATCGGGGCTTGGACTCAGTAAGGGTCGCGCCTTCCTCAGTCCAGTAACCGACAACACCACCGTACACACTGGACACATTCGACGTCGCGTCCACAGTGGGGAACGGAACTGTGAGTGAGTCCATCGGAATGACCCTGGCGCGGCTACGAACAACAGCCTTCTCAAGCGACACACGGAGCAGCTCAGCCCGGAGAACCTCCGGAATCAGGAACCCTCCGTCAGAAGGCTTAATGCTCGACATTGCATTCTTAAGCGTGCCCAGCTTGTTAGCCAGAGCATCATCCTTGAATGCGTGATCCGAGATGGAATGCAGGTATTCAGCCGCCGTGTTGAACAGGCTGTCGTGCTCGGCACCAATAGCTTTCTTGTTATAGAGCGTGTTCGGTGCAATCCGACCACGGGCATTCGGAGAGTCGAGATTCAAACGACGCGAAGCGTTCGACAGTTCCCCGTCAGAGCCCACAAGGTTCCGAAGCAAATCAATGTTGAACTTCTCCGCTTGCTCCGCTACCTGGGCAAGAACATCCGGATCGCTCTTGAGCCTTGCGCTGACAGAGTTGTTGAGAAACTCTGCCATCTTGTCCGGATCCTTAGCCAGCTTGTTCATCACGGTCTTATCCGAGAGCATCTCTTTCAAATCTTCCCCACTAGTGGGAATGACAAGAGTGTCAGCCATGGTCACTTACCTCCCAAGAAATTGGCAAATACAGCAGTCAGTTTATCCATGTCCACTGTGGAATTATGCGGCGGAGCGGGTGCCTTCTTACGCCCCGCATGCTTGAAACCTCTGGCGGCAATGGAATGTTTACGCCCCATGAGATCCTCTACAGGCTTCTCTTCCTCTGGGTCCTCTGTGGACTCGTCATCATCATCGCCATCTTCCTCCGGAGCGGGCTCCTCTTCCTCCTCGGGATCTTCCTCCGGGTTTGGGTCTGCATTCTTGGTTCGGGTGTAGACCTCATCCGCTAAACCAAGCTCTACTGCCTCTTCTGAGAACATCCAAGTCTCAGCAAGCATGAGACCCCGAAGGTCCGCAGGATCGCCGCCTGAGCGTTCGGCATAGATGGACGCGATGTTGTCCGACTGCCTGTCCAAGAAATCAGCAAATGCCCGTAGCTCAGCAGCATTCCCTAATTCAATTCCAGACGCATCGTGAATCATCATCTGTGCGCCGACCATCATCGTGATTTTATCGCCGGCCATAGCAATCACACTCGCGGCACTGGCCGCCAGTGCATCAACGAACACATTGATGGTCGCCGAATGCGTGACTAACGCGTTGTAAATTGCGATAGCCTCAAATACGGCACCACCCGGTGAGTTGATTCGCACATTAATCGTGCTAGCGCTGATATCATTTAGCTGAGTGATCATGCCCTCGGCCGAAATACCGCCACCAAAGAATTCTGTCATCCACTGCGGCATGATCTCGTCATAAATATAGATGTCCGCAGTATCACCGTCAGCCGAATTACTAATCCTGAACCAATCCAACTTAGCGTTGGCCAGTTGAGTTGCTAGTTCCGGGTTCTTGGCCTTGACCTTGTTTGCAATGCGTCGCTGCTGCTGTTGCAAAGCTTGGAACTGCCCATGTTTCATTAGCTTTCCCCTCCTCCCACTTTCTCATTTTCTGTGTCTAATTCCTTATTAACCGAGCCTGCTACTGGGATGCCCACATAGCGCATCTGTGGAAGGCCCATTACGTCCGCCACGTCGTCAGGGTGGTACCCGCTCAAGATTAGATTGCGGGCACTGGACGTCTGACTGTTGCGCGCTCTGTCCGCTGCCTCATGGTTGATGGGTGTCGGGTCGTCGTGATCTAATTCGAGTGCTTTACCATTCGCAAACTGTGGGAGGAGGTACGCATTAGCTGCATCCTTCCAACGGGACAGTCGCGGGATCGTGTGGTTCTCCGCCAGGATCTCTTTACCTGCATCTGAGTTGGCCCGGTTGACATCGTCTACCGTACCGAGCATGGGCTTAGGGAATGCGAATGCTTCACGAATCAATTCACGTGGCAAGTTCCTCAGCTCAACGAATTGCATATCCGTCATGCTGAATTTGGTATCTTGCCACTCCGCATTCTCCAGTACAGCTACACGGTGTGCATTAGCTACGCCCCGGTGCTGTGCGTTCCACCGTTTGTTGAACACTTCCCATTCAGGATCCGTCATTCGGTAATTGACTTTAATAACCCCGCCGGGTTGAGCGCCATTGATAAAGAAGTTACGATTCCATTCGGCGCTGTACTTAGCCGCGTCAATGTCATGTAGCAGCGTCTGAACTGGCCCCATGCCACGATACGGATCACCCGGGTTTGGGTACTTAATGTGAATGACCTGGTCTAGCGACAGCGGCACCTCTTCCCCGTACGGTCCAATGTAGACGTAACCAATGAGGAATTTCTCAGGGTGCTTGACCGGCCGAATTCTGTCAGGACGAACTGGCCACATTTCAATGATTGTGTTACCGATCTTATAAAGCACGATAACGGTTTCACCCACAAGATCGAGATGCTGCTGGCAGCACTCCCGAAAAAACCGACCGGTATAGAAGTAATTCGGCCTGTCCCACACCGTCATAAATCCGTGGTTCAAAACCTCGGTGCGCTTTTTCTTATCACGCACTGACGTCTTGCGGTACAAATGCCACTCAGTTGATGCGAACGCATTCGCTAGCTGCGTGACAATGGCAAACAGCGTGCCGACAGAGCCAAAAGCTTCATAAGCTTTGTCGCCAATAGGGAGCGAACCGTCTTTCTGCGAGAAAATCCCACCACTAGACACAACATCCCCGAGCGGAATCATTCCCTGATTTTGGGGTTGTGACGGGCTAGCTAGACGTGTGTTGCTCACCGTCCTTAGTGCTTTACTAATCAAGTCTTCCATTAGGACTTACCGCCTATTCGCCATCAATGGGTCCACCGTCGCTTTGGGACTGTCTGCGGTTTGAGTCGAGAGCCACGACAAAACGAAGAATGAGAGCCCGGCAACGATCAATCCAGCCGTCATACTGACGGTAAACCCTGCAAATGTCAAACAGCCGAATCCCGCGAGATGCGCTATTAGCCTAATAGTAGTTAGTACCCATGTATGTGCACGAGTGGCTACATTAGACTTAGCTTCCTTACGCTTAGTGATAGCCTTACCTAACTTAAATACCAAGAATTGGCTAATGCTTGGATTGTCTAAAGTGGTCACGGTCAGTCAGCTCCTCTGTGGTTCTGCGGTTCTGTGGCTACATAGCGATTTCGGTATATCGAGCATTCCCTCTGAGGTCGTGGTAAGCCGTATCATAGCGGTCGGTGTCCATACCGTGGTCATCCCGCTTCACTGGCTCATCCTGAACACGCCCGTCTTTGGACACCTTCCACACGTACGCGGGATATTCGTCCGCAGTGCACGTAGGCAGCAACTTGTCTACTAAGGACTGATCACGCTCTACTAAGGAATCACGCATAAGGAAAAACTTATCTTCCTTGATTCTTTGCTTATGTGCGTTGATTCCTTCGTAAACATTCTTGATAGCTGGTTGAGTACCCAACCCCGTCTCATGCTCGAACGTCCGTCGCCCCTCGGCATCGTGATCACAAATGATGGCAGTCGGTAGCGGCTCTATCCACTTGCGACTAGTGTTGGTGCGATGCACTTTGTTGATGTGATCGTACCATTCCCGAGTTGTCTCGGGCGCGACAATGTCCATAATGGTCTTGGCATGCTCAGCCACTGTCCTTTGTGTATGGTAGATCTCACGATACATGTAAATAGTTTCTGTCTCGGGATCTTGGGCATAGCACTTCAGTACAAATGGGTTTGTGAACCCAAAGTCAATACACCAATACCTAGGCCAGTCTTGCGGGAACGGGAGTTTATTGTCATCGTCGTCATATTCCCAGTCGAGAATGTGGTGGTATGCGTCGAATTCCTCATAGACAACTCCATCGGCACTAACCCACAACCCTAGTCGCAGGCGCTTGTGCCGCACCCCTGTGAGCTTATCTAGAATCCCGGTGATGTACTTGTCGCCTTGCTCAGTGAGTGTGCCGTCCTCATTGAACAGTCGCGGGTTGTCCTCGTGTCTTGATTCAATTAAACGTGTGGTGCCGTCATTGGCCCTTAGCTTAAGCCAGTGTTTATCGCCCGCTGGGTTGCAGTCCATCAACAACTGCTGAAATGAAATACGCCAGTTCCTAAGGCGGGTTTTGATCAGTTCAAGGTCATCTAACGTGATCTCGGTAGCTTCCTGAACATACACAATGTCGTAGTCGGAAGACATAATGCGTGTTGGTTTGTCCAGACCACCAATGGTCACAGTGGAACCGTTCTTAAATCGATACTGTGGTGCTTCCTCTTGTGACCCTCCATAGTAGACAACCGTGCCCGTCTCTAATGCTTCCTTGATTACGTGGTTTCGCCACGTGACCAGGGCAGTGGACCCTAAGCTAGAGAGCGTCTTACGGCAGAAGAGTGCTCGCACGTTGGGTGTGGCCAGGCATACCGCGAATATCTTTTCTAGGCAGGCTCGTGACTTCCCCGTGCCCGCCGGGCCCGAGACCAGCACTTCTGGCTCTCTGGCTTCAAAGATCTTCTTACAACCACCACGGGGTTTGTATTCGTGAACCCGCTTAGTGCCCGTGGCCTTTCGCTTATTCTTTAATGAATTAACCATGATCATCCTTACTTAAGATCACCGATGTCTACTCCCTGCATGTCTACACTAAGAGAGTCAATGCCGCTCTCACCCGATCCTCTGTGGAGCAACTGACCTAACTCATTAGCTGCGGCTACCATATAGAAGCGTAGTTCTCTTAGGACAGTGGCGTCTGTGGTGCCGTCCTTGGCAGCCTCATATAGCTTATCTGCCACGACTTGGTAGCGACTAAGCCTCTCTACCTTCTTACCTATCCAAAGGTCGCTCAGTTGGCTTGGGGTAACAGCATTGGTATCTTCCTCACTAGCCTTGGCCTCCTCTCTTACTCTCACTAGTAATGCTTTGTTCTCTTCTACAAAGGACTGTAGCTCTGGGATAGTGAGGCCGTACCACCCGGCGAGTTGCTTAGTGGTGCCTTCCCTAGTAGCTATCGCATTGATAAGCAATTGCTCGTCCGCTGGTGTGAGGTCATCCATAAACGGAAGAGCATAGCACCCCCATTCCTTATTGGATTGAAACCACGTCAAAGATACCACCGAAGGGTTTTTCAGCCGTTGGGTCGTGGTGCCCTTCTCAGCGTTTTTCCCGGCAGGTCGGGCCGATGTGACCCTGGTGCACCGTCTGACGTCTCAGGCGAATTTACAGGGCCTGTTGCGAGGTGCTGTGGGTGGGCTGCAACAGGTCATGCGTCGCGGGGCCTTCACACTCCCGCCATCTGTCGCCAACGCAACGCACAGGTTCAAGATGGAAGCCGACCCTATCCGGGGGTTCATAGAGGAAAGGCTAGAGAGCGTTAGCAGCAACGCTGCTTTCATACCACGCGCTGATGTCTATAACGCATACACGACGTGGGCCGTGCTCAAAGGCTTCCACCAGATGAGCGCTCAACGCTTCTATGAATCATTCGTCGCGGCCGCAGTGGACGCGGTGCGTTACCCGATAGTCGAGACTAAGCGGACGGGTGTGCGGGGGTTCGCAGGGATTGTATTGATCTAAGGAATTTGTCGTAAGAATTTTATTGGAAAAAGTGCGGCTGACTTCTGTGTGATTCACATGGAATTCGGCCGTACTTTTTTTGTGCAAAAATTGTGTGTGATTCATTAGAAACTTTTTGCGAAAAATTATCACGAGAAATTCTGTGTGAATCTGCAGGAACTTTATTGAGGAAATTATTTGGAAAAGTTTGTGCGTATTCATGTGAAATATAATCGATAAATTTATTCTAATAAATATGTTGTGAAATACACTGTCCTATGTGGAGGGCAGGGCAGGGTTGGGGCCGATAGGGCAGGCGTTCTATATTGCATTATCGCTGGTCAAAGATAGAGCAATAGCGAATGCTTGCCCTTTCAGCCCCAAGCCTGCCCTGCAAATTCATTGATTGACCCATTGTGTATTTAAAAAGAATCTATTGTGTAATTGTAATTGGAATTAGAATCCTAAGTAGACAGTCCTTAATGTATTGTTATAATCGATTTGCATTAGCAAATCCTATGTGTACATTAAAAAGAATACATTAAATAATGGAAAAGAATATAAAAAAGAATTCGAAATGAAATCAAAAATAAATAAAGTCCAAAAAGATTTTGGCTCGTTTTCGCACTCGGGAACAGACTTAGACTATTAAACCATCTGTCCACTTAGGACTCCAGCCCATATGATAGGATCTCTCCATGACACATCGCATAGGCAAGGTACCAACGGGACATTGTCCCGACTGTCAAAGAACTATTCACCTGCGTAAAAACGGTCTCATCGGCTCACACAGACGCCTATACCCCAACGGCTACACCCGAGGGAACCACTGCACAGGTATTGGCAAGCCTCCCACCCCCGGGAATCAATAAGTAATCGATTACCCGGCTTCCCACCCCCCGGATTAATCCGAGTCCTCAAAGGACACTGACCCGACACCCATACCCGGTAGGGGTATCCGCCTCCTGGTCTAGACCAATTTAATAGACTGTCCACAAAGGACCAACCGCCTTCACGAATTAGAATCCTATGTGGACACCCACGAATTAATGCATTAAAAAGAATGCTAAAACAAATCAATTAAAAACAATACAAAATAACAACAAAAGAATAACAAATCAATTAAAAAGAATAGGAAACCGCCCGAAAAATCAATAAAAAGCGCGAAATACAAAATACACGCTGACTATAGACTAGTCTATAGTCAGCGTGTATTTTGTATTTCGCGCTTTTTATTGATTTTT